TCCTACATTAAAACAAGGTAGAAACAACCACTGGAATGAGATGAAGCGTGAAATACCTTTAGAACTGATAGTCAAGCGTCAAGGTAAATACCGAATAAACGAATCTGAGTTAGAAATGGAACTTATTAATGGAGTAATTATTTCTATTAAAGGTGCTGATAATCCAGACGGATTGAGAGGATCAGGTTTGTGCGGAGTGGTCATGGATGAGTGTGCTTTTATGAAACCAGAAGTATGGACTCAAATTATCCAACCAATGTTAATTGATACTAATGGTTGGGCATTATTTATCTCAACACCCAAAGGCTATAATTGGTTTCATACGATATATCAACAAGGGATAGAAAATAGTAAAACTTATAGTCCTGAATGGAAATCTTGGCACTACACTTCTTATGACAATCCTACTTTTGATGAAGAACAACTATTAGACATAGATAAACAAAAAGCGTTATTGCCACACGAAGAATTTGAACAAGAATTTATGGCTTCATTTGTTACATTTAAAGATCTTATTTATAAAGATTTTGATTTTAATAAACACGTAATTGAACCTTTTGATTTAGACCCTGGAAAGTATACTTTCTATCGTTCAATTGACTTTGGGTTCAAGCATCCGACTGGGTGTCTCTGGATTGCTGTTGATAAAGAAGATAAGTGGTATATTTTTGATGAATATCGACAAGCAGAAGTATCATCAGAACAAAATGCTGGAGTAATCAAATCTTTACATCCAGAATTTACTTATGAAGCCACTTTTGGAGATCCTTCTGCTGCTCAATTAATCGAAGATTACGATAGACTGGGTATATATATCACTCCAGCTTCTAAAATGATGAAAACTTCTTTGACACAATGGGTTAATATGGGGATAGGTAAAGTCACTGAAAAACTTAAACTTAAACCTAACAAAAATGGAGAAATGGTTCCTGATTTATATGTTTTTAATAATTGTGAACATTTAATTGAAGAATTACAGGGTTATAGGTGGAAAGAGCAACCAGACTCTACTAAAGCTATCGCTGGTCAACCAGTAAAGATTAAAGATGATTTATGTTTAGACGGAAATTCAGAAATTTTAACCACTAAAGGATTAATTAAAATTAAAAATATAAAAATAGGTAATTACGTAGAAACTCCTTTTGGGTTTAAGAGAGTAGTTGCTCACCGATTAACTAATGAAAAAGCTAAAGTTTTAGAAGTAAAATTCAATAATGGAGAAAAAATAGTAGGTACTCTAAACCATAAAATATGGAAGAAAAATGATTTTGTTAGACTTGATTCTTTGAGATATGGTGACGTAATCAAAATATGTAAACTATCACAAATTCAAGATTCTGTTCCAATAATTGTAAAAGTGCTTGGCGCAGAAAATCTAAGCGAGATATTGAAAAGAGAACGTGTGTGGTGTGTTCAAAACTTTTTGAAGTTAATAAGTATAATAAAACCAAAACGTGTAGTAACAAGTGTACTAGAAGTTTGTTCAGTCAAACAATTAAAAAAAGAAATTCCGGTTTATAACATATCAGTTGAAGGAGGTGTGTATAATTGCTGTGGAAATATTCATAGTAATTGTGATCCTCTACGCTATGCTGCTATTTCTATAACTGAACCATTTTCTAAATCAGGAGATAATTATAATTTTCCAAAGGAGGAACTATTCCCGCAAGGAATGTACATTTAATATGCCAAAACTAGAAGTTCTCGCCAGAGAGCTAGAAACATTTACAGATAGAAAAGATTTAGCTAGAGTTATCGAGCACATAAGAAACGATGCTTATCCTATTGATGGAATAGTAAGAGAACTTATTGCTTTAAAAATGAAATACTTTGCCCAAAAGCTTAAAAGTGGTTATTATGAATTAAACAAGGAAACACAAAATGACAAATAAAATAAACATAGAAGATATTAAGTTGTATAAACGAGCCATTAATGCAGGACAATCAATTTGTTATGTCTGTGGAACAATTGACCCTGAATGTGGAATGGTTCCAATGGTAGGAGTTAATCTTGATCCAGAAGCTATTACAGACACTATTTGTCGTAAGTGTTATGACAAAGTTTGGAAAGAAGCTATAAAATCTGAATCAAAAATTGAAGATGTATGGGGGTTAGGAAAATAATGGCTATTGACGAAAAACAAATAATTGAAGCTTTCAAAAAAAATCGTCCTTATTTAATTGATATCGAACGATTAGTTAAGGAGGTTAAATTTGGAACGATTAATCTTTCTATTAGAGTTCATGAATCACGGGTTACAGATATTGTCACTCAGATATTTCAGAAGGTAAGATATGAACTTGGTAAAGATGGAACGATGTCTCGATCTTCTGAAGATATACCTCTTACTAAAATAGATTTGGAGGACGATAAAACTTGACTTTAACTAGTAAAAAAACCTATAATTATAATAGAAAGGTAAATAGATAACTATACGCCCCCAGTTTTTGGGGGCTTTTTATTTTTAAACTAAAAATGATATCAAAAACAGGACGCCCAACGAACGAAGAACGAGAAAAAAAATTGAATGAAAAATATGAAAAGTATAAGGAATCCAAGGGTGAAAGCGATGATAAAGTAAGTATTGCACTAGGAGAACATTCACGAGCCGCTGAAGCAGTAATGCAAAAATTTAGTGAAGGATGGGATGATAAAGAAGCAATGTTGATTTGTAGGTTAAGAGATTCTGCTTCAACTTCAGCAAAAACTCATTCTGGAGTATTCGATCCGCGTCTTTCAACTATTGTGTTTGAACGTGCTGCAAGGGTTATGTCTCAAAATCCTGTAGGTAAAGCTTTCGCTGTTTCTAGAAATGATATGGGTAAGAATCAATTTATGAATCTCTTGCTTAAGTACTACCAAAATAATGCAAATCAATGGCATTCTATGATTCTTAAGTCAAGAATGCTTGATCTTTATTCTTTGGTATATGGAACAATGTTTGCATTAGTTCCTTGGGTTGTTGACACAAAACGAAATTATATTGGTCCAGAAATGATCCCGCTTCCAATCCGTACATGTTTTCCTCAACCAGGAGCAACCTCAATTGAGGACTGTGATTGGTTTCAAGTTTCTTCAATGAAGAATTTTGATTGGTTGGAACGACAGTCTAAACTATCTCCTAAATGGAAAAACATAGATAAGCTTAAGATTAGTTTATTAGGTGATAAAGGATATGGCACTGGAGACTCTAAACCAGATGATCAAAGTTCGTATATAGAAAAAACTTGGTATGATGGTAACGTAAATAATAAAGACTCTGCTTTTCCAGAAGTTCAACTAAAAACTGAGTACAGACGTGATCGATGGATTACTTTTGCTCCTAAATATGAAAATTTAATCTTAAGAGACATTCCAAATCCTTACAATAATGGAGAACTTCCAATTGTTGCCAAATATGCTTTCCCTTTAATGGATTCTATTATAGGTCTTGGAGAATTCGAGCGTGGTAAGACATTGCAATATGCAATCAACTCACTAATTAATCTTTATTTAGATGGAGTTAAATACTCAATTTTCCCTCCGATTCAAATTGATCCTAATTCTGTTATTGCTTCTACTATTAAATGGGGACCAGGTGAAAAATGGTTAACTAAAAAACCAGGAATAGATATTAAACAACTTAGATTAAGTCCTGGTGGTCTTCAAACATTTAATTCAACTTATGGATTCTTAGTTTCGTCTTTGATGAATCAAGCTGGTACGAGTGAGGTAAACTCATCTGCAAATGTTGAAAGTTCATTAGGGAAAACTCCTCAAGCTTTAAGATTAATGTCTTCTAGAGAGACCGCTCGTGATGAATGGGATCGTACAATGATGGAAGACACCCTTAAATCAGTCTACAAAAAATGGATTGATATGATTGTTGCTAAACAAGAAAAAAGTGTTACGGTTAGGATATTTGGTGATGAAGCTAAACAAATAGCGAGGGATTATCCTGATGTCGCTCAATTTTTTGATAAAGATAACTACGGTGTTGCTAAGATTGGTAAGGAACAAATAAATACAACTTTTGATTATGAAATAGAAGCTGGGTCAACAATGAAGCCTAATTTGGAGGGTGACAATACTAATGTTAGTAATATTCTCGCATTAGTTCTTAAGAATCCCCAAATTATAAGTGCTATGCATCTTAAAGGTCAAGAAGTTGATTTAGGTGAACTATTTAAACGATGGATTAGTACTGGAGGCATAAAAGATTGGGATAAAATCATTACTCAATACGATCCAGAAGGTCAGCAAGAAATGACTGAAAGACTTGCTATTGCTCAACTGAAAACTCAAATGAAAGTTCAACAAATAACTGATGAGTTTAAAAAGGCTGAACAGGCAAAAATGGAAGAACAAAAAGCTGCTGAAAGTGGACAACCTGGAGGACAACCTCAACAAGGTCAAGAAGCCCCACCAGAGGCCCCACAAGGTCAGCAACAAAGTGGAGGGCAACAAATTACACCTGAAATGGTTCAGCAATTAATTCAATCACAAAATCCAGTTGCTTCTCAAATGAAATCTAATGGACCTAAACAATCTATTAGTTATAAAGATCTTCCTCCTGAAGGTCAAGTTCAAATGGCAGCACAAGCTGGTATTCAGTTGAACCCTCAGTCAATACTTGCTAGTCAACAAACACAACAAGCACAAAAGGTTCAAATAGCACAACAGACACCTCCAGATCAAACAATTCAAGTTCAACCTGATCAGTCTCAGATGCAACCACAAATGCAACCTCAAGAAGAAGTGGCTGAATTTGATGATCCACAGATAAATGCTGCTTTTAATCAAATGTTACAAACGTTAGGAGGAGTATCTAATATTCCACCTATGGGAGGTCAAAATGGAAGATGATGCATTATATCCAAATCCTGCCGATATAGTCAGAACAACAGCAAAACAATTAAATGAAGAACATCCTGAAGTCAGTGATGATGAAGTATGGGCGACACTTACAACTTGTGAGGGATATCAAAAAGCCTTAAAGCCTTATCTGATAAGTAGGATTGAACAAATTAAATCAATGAGTGAAGTTGATTTTAACGGTAAAGAAAGTGTCGAAGAAGTTGGAATTAGATATCTTATATTTAGTTTGGTAGGAAAAGAGTTGCAGGAACTATTAACCAAAATAGAAGTTACCAGTAAAATAGTTAATCATTATAAAAAAGAAGATGCCACTTAAACCATCAACTAATAAAAAAAACATTGCGTTTAATTTTCATGAGTTATCGGAAGATAATAAAAAGAAAGGTAAAGCACAAGGACAAAATGGTAAAAAACGATCAATTAAACAAATTCAAGCCATTGCACTCTCGCAAAAGAAAAAATGAACACTACGAAGAATACATGGCCTTCTGGCAAAAAATATTATCCTTCAACCCAGAAGAAAAAGAAAAAAACAAAGAAAAAATTTGATATGACAGATCATGAGTTTCGTGGTGGTAAAGATTAGTTAATAATTTAAAAAAATATGAACAAGAAGAAAGGTGGATGTAAAAAATAATGTCAAAAATACCAGAAAACTTACCATCAACAAAATCTAAAGAATTTTGGGAAGGAGCAGAAATTATTAAAAACTTCCCTGAGACTTTTCAATATGGTGGAAAACATGTTTTTGTTCAAAAAGGGAATATGGCTTATTGCACTACTTGTCCTAACCCTCATGGAGTTTTTATCGATATTAATAATCAAGAAGTACAAGATGGGAACATTGTCTGGAAAGAAAAACGAAATTTTAGAGACTTGACTTGACATTATATAGATACTTATTATAAGATATAGATAGAGACATATTAATATTAAGCGACCTACAACGGAGCTGCGAATTACCTTCGCGGCTTTTTTTTGTGCTTTGATTTTAGGATTTAGATAAATCTTAAAACTAAATCGCAAGATTTAGAACATGAGCGAGCTGCATGTAATTAGCCAAAAGTCAGTGCTTGTAACAAAGGAGTTTGCAAATGGCAACGCAACCAAATGTAGATACGGTAGAAATACCAACAGGAGAAAGAAAAGAAAAGCCAGAATCAGAAGTTATGTCAATGGATGTACCTGCTGAATTTTTGGAAAATGAAACTTCTGCTTCAGAAAATGAAGAAAAAAAACCATCTTCTAAAGAAGATATTAAATCTGAAGAACCGTCAAGTGATGACGTTAAAACATCACCAGATGAAGATTTATCTGAAGAAGATCAAAGACGTCTCTCAGAACGCACTCAAAAGCGAATAAGAGATCTCAACGAAAAGGCTAAAGAGGCCGATCAACTAAGGGAAGAGAATGAACAACTTCGCTCTAAACAGGAGGAAAAATTTGTCAAACAGTATGAAGATACTGTAAACCAAAATTTATTTGGTGACGATCCTTTTGAGAATCCTTCTTTTGGGGAACAAACCCCAAATACTTCTAGATTGCCATGGGATACCCCGCAGCAACAACCAGAAGAAAAAGTAATAACTATGGAAGAATATCAAAGAAATGTTCTAAGTACAGCAGATATTATTGTTCAAGCTCGTATCGCTCAACTGAATAAGTCGAACGAAATAAAGAGCGACCTTGAAAAAGTAGAATCTAAGTATTCTGAACTCAACCCAGATAGTGATGAATATTCTGAAGATATCAGTAATAAGATATCTGATTTATATAAAAATCAACTAAAAGCTGATCCAAACGTGAGATTATCGAAATTCGTAGATAACATCATGTCACTTCGAAAGAAATCTGAAGAAAAAGGACGCGATATGGCTACTAATAAAATGGTAGAACAAAAAGCGGAAGAAGCAATTTCAGCACATGAAATTGAACCTGAACCAGATAAACCTTTTGAAAAGATGTCATTAGATGAAAAAGAGAAATATTTAAAAGAGAAAGGTCTTTGGTAATTATTAGTTTTAAAAATCATTAAATTATGGCTACTACAACAATTGCTATGATGACTGAATCGATCAAAAATCGTTATTATGACGAATTATTTTTGACGGTTTCTGAAAAGAATTTGGTTCATACCCAACTCGGTCAACTCAACAGACAAGTGCCAGGTGGTGAAAATGCTTATGCTGTCTACTGGACTAGATTTAAACCCTTAGCTGCGGTTACTTCTGGTGCCACTGAAGGTGCTGCAACTGCTACTGTTAATTTGTCTGCTGTGAACGTTACTGGAACTGTTACTCAATATGATAATGCTGTCGCCATCTCTGATGTGTTAGCTGCAACATCTATGGGTGATATTATGAAAGAGGCTATTCGTGAATTAGGTTACAACGCTGGTTTATCCATCGATACCGTTGTTCGTGACACCATCGTCCCAGGTGGTATTCCTCAACTTGCCGCTATAACTGGCGCTCAAGCTGTTACTCGTTGGTCTTCTATCCCAAGAACCGCTGTTCTTTCAATTAAAGAAATCCGAAAAGCTACAATGACCTTAAGAAAAATGGATGCGCAAGCTCCTGATTCTAAAGTTTCTATGTCTCAAGGACAAAGCGTTTCTACTAATCCAGGTGCTGGTATGGGTGGATATTGGGCTTCTGTTATCTCTCCAGAAACAGTTTACGACTTACAAGGAGATACTGCAACTGGTGCATGGGTTGATTCCAACCGATATGCTGGTTCAGATAAATTATTCTCTGGTGAAGTCGGAAAACTTTATGGTGTGAGATTCCTAGAAACCTCAAATGCTAAGGTCCATGCTGAAAAGAATGGTGCAGTAACTTCTCGTTCTGCTATCGTTGCTTCAGGTGTGATCCATGAAACATTGATCGTTGGTGCAAACTACTTTGGTATTACCAAATTGCAACAACTTCAAACATTCATAAAACCATTCGGTCAAGCTATTGGTGGAGATATCACTAATAAAGTTGCTGGTGCTGGTTGGAAAACATCATTTGGAACATCAATATTATTTTCTGGATTTGGTGTAAGTGTATTTTCATCGGTAGGTTCCAATAGTTTATAGTTAGCGTTTACGCCTTGACTATAAAATAGGTAAAGTGTAAAAGAAAGACCCTCGAAAGGGGGTCTTTTTGATTTTTAGTATCAGTCTAGTTTACAATTAAATTATAGATGTTATTTAAATATGACTAGAGTATTTTCAGAAGAACATAAAAGAAAGTTAAGTGAAGCACATAAGGGTAAAAAGGCTTCTTTAGAAACTAAACAAAAATTAAGTGAAACAAGAAAAGGTGAGAAAAACTCTTTTTATGGGAAAAAACATACTGAAGAGACTCGTAAAAAACTTAGTGAATCACATAAAGGTCAAATTGCTTGGAATAAAGGTACTAAGGGTGTATTGAAGGCATGGAATAAAGGTTTGAAAGGAATAATGAAACCTAATAAAACTTCTTTTCAAAAAGGATTAATCCCTTGGAACAAGGGTAAAAAATGTCCAGAAAGATCAGGAGACAAAAATAACAAATGGAAAGGCGGAATCACTTCTGAACAAGAAAAAATACGTAAATCACCAGAATATAAACTCTGGCGTAAATCTGTTTTTGAACGTGATTTGTACACTTGTCAAAAGTGTAATAAAGTAGGAGGAATTTTACGAGCACATCATATTGATTCTTTTGATAATAACCCTAATAAAAGGACTCTTATTGATAATGGTATTACTTTTTGTCAAGAATGCCATAGAAATTTTCATCATTTATTCGGTAGAGGTAACAATACTAAAAAACAATTAAAGAAATTTTTATTATTGGAGATAATTCCAGATAATTTGACTTAACATCTCCAAAGAATTTATAATTAAATTAGAACTTTAATAATTAGTAGGTGGATGTCAAGTTAAGAAGGAGTCACGTTATGTCAAAAAACAAGAGTCGAGCAGTTGGTATTTCTGCTGGTGGATATATTTCTACCGAAAAAATACATTTTAGAAGTTTAAATTCTCAACCTTTATCTGAAGGAGAAGAATTTTTAGTCATTAAAGATACTAATTTAACTGACCAATATCGAATGTTAGAAGGAAGGATTTTAACCATATTAGAATCTGCAATTACAAACGAAAAACAGTTAGAGGCTATTAAAAGTTTAGTAAGAAGTGAAATTTGGAATAATCATGGTGATATTTACTGTGCTTTTCTAAATGGAAAACAACTTTTAGATATTAAATAGTTATTAATTTAATTGACTCCACCTATTAGTTATTAAAAAATATGTATCAACCAATTTGGACACAAGAATTTAAACGGTTAAATCCTGATCCGCGTGCT